CGATCTCAGAGAACTGGCTCTCTTGGGTGCGTTCAATCGGATGCCATTCCATAAGCGGAGTGAGCAGCAGATACTGCCATACTCTCCGTATCAAAGCAGGTAGGAAGGTAGAACACCGTACTTTGCTTTAGAAACCACGCACGCCAATAGCCACCGACGCCAAAGCGTACCCAGACGGCACCATGGCCGTCACGCGAAAAAGACGGAGGAGTCACTGGTTTTCTTCTTCCTTTCAACTGCAATCGTTCCTACGATTCGTGCAAACGGAGCCGCGTCATGCACTCTTGGATCGACGAGACAAGTCTGATTCCAAAGAGAGAAACAAGGGCGAGATTCAGATTAAAAATTTTTGATGCTTTCTGTGGTAAATGTGCCTATTGCGATGAGCATGCGCAATCGCTAGATCACATCATTCCACGTCATCGTGGTGGGCAAACCGTGATAGAGAACCTAGTGCCAGCATGCCTGCGCTGCAATGGATCCAAAGGATCAACAGAATGGACGCTTTGGTATAGAGAGCAAGATTTTTATACACAAGACAATGAAATTGCAATCTGGTACTGGATGTACCAGTTCAGGGATTTACCTTAGAAGCTGACACTTTTGTGTCGTTGTTGTAATGCCCAATTTCGGCATAACTTTTGAGCGGTTTTTCACTCATTTCAAAGAAGATTATCTGTCCAATTTTGAGTCCCGGATACAACGGCAGTGAATGCATTTTGCGTGCGTTCTGCAACTCAAGGGTCAACTTTGAACCGTGCCAACCCGGATCGATCCAGCCAGCGAGCATGTGGGAATAACCTTCCCTTGCCCTGCTGCTCTTCAGTGCAAACTGTCCGCTGAGGTGTTCAGGGATGTCAAAGGTCTCGCGGGTTTCAGCCAGCACAAACTCACCAGGTCGCAGCCAGTAAGGATCCTGTGCGGTGTACCCCTGCAGGCTGTGCAACTGCATTGTCGTATCAACCGGCGACTCGATCATCAGGTTGTCACCCAACAGCACGTCAATTGACGCGGGGTTAAGCAACTCCAAATCGAACGGCACGATCATGCCGCCGCCTTCACACAGAGAGCGGATCTGCCAGTCGCAAAGAACAGACACTCAGTAATCCCAGCGAATACGAGGACGACCCAGCCGCATTCCGATGTGGATGAAGCCCTTTGTGGCTCCATAGCCGACCGAAAATGGCCACGTCTGATCACAGTACTCTTGCACCTCGTAGATGTCCACGTCCTTGACGTAAAAGTCAATCGCGCCAACGCCAGTCATGTTGTACAGATGCTCGCTGTTGCTGGCACCTCCCACAGAGGCGTTGATAGCAGGAGGCCGGTAGCCGGAGGTAATAATGATCGCCTTACCGCCAAAATGGCTGCGGATTTTCTCTAAGTACTTGCACAACTCCAGAGCCGTATCGCACTGTGCCTGCACCTGGAAGCGGCGTTTCTCATCAAACAATGCCAGTTCGCCGTAGGTGATATTTGGCGTCACCTTGAAGTTGAACGGCTTATCAGGCGTGAACTTATCGTTTGCCGGTTTGCCTTGGACGTGCTGGTTCATTAGTTTGATCAATTTGTCGGCGTAGGTGGGGTCAGTGGCATAACCGTCATTCACCAGCCAACGTGCAGCAGCCTCGCGATCAGGTGCGTTGTTGCAACCCTTGTAGATGTGATAGTCCTTGTACCACCGCTCAACCAAGTAATACACGCAGGTCTCAAGATCAGGGAAATCAAGGAACGTGTCCTGAATTGTGATCCACTTGCCGTTGATGTACTCCTTGGTGTTGCGGGTTGTGCCGTTACCTTTCAGGCCAAAGTAATTGTGTTCGCCTGATACGTGCTTGCCGTAGCCGGATTCCAATGCCCACTGAGCAGCAACAAGTTCAGGGAACTTTGCACCAGCTTTCTTGCCAGCAGCGCAAACACCATCCCAGTTGTTGTCAAACTTGTCCTGCTTACCAGCCTGACTCCAAGTTTTGAACCAGATCTGATCGCGATTCAAGATGCCAGGTTTGGCCTTGAGGATCGCAGACTCCAATTCAAAGATCGCCGCCGTTTGATGCGGCAATTCCTTGTAATACTTGAACAGATCAACAAGGCGAAGGCGGTTCTGAGTCACGACGACCCCCTTGAATCAATTTGAAGTTTCGAGTGTGAATCGCCGTGACTTTTGACGCCATCAACGCTTTGGGAAAAGCGTCCGTGCCACCATCAGGATCAGTTGGATGACTCCGTTTGCACGGATCTTGGGGTAAAGGCTGAGTCCTTCAGAAATGGCAGCCACAGCAATGGCGATGGCAGCAGTCGTGGTGGGATCCATAAAAGACAAATGTCTACTACCAGCTTATTGCTTGATCTCCAGCTTTATCAACCGTTGCTCGTGATCAAGGATACGATCATCCATCTTTCCAATCTTTTCTTCAAATTTGACTTGATTTTGAAGAACATCATCAAGCTTGGTTGGGACTGTGTACACCAAGTAGAAAATGCCTGATGCCAAAGCGACCGTAGCTGCAACGCCAATGCCAGCAATGGTTTCTTGCTTGACTCCTCGCCAAAAACCACCTTCAGACATCGCACGTCTGCAACTACTTTTAGATCTTACCGCCCTTGGCCACGAGTCAATTTACGACCGTGACTAGGCAAGGAATGTTTTCCATTTCCCTGTCGCGTTTTCTTGGGTGGACGTGGAACAAATTGAATGGCTTTGACGCCAACCTTGGATTTGACGGCCATCAGAGTCCGAGCAATTCCTTCAATTCATCCACCGTCAAACCAGCAGCAGCCAGCTTTTCAGCAGCAGTAGGTTCAGGCGCAGGTTCAGGCTGCGGGCGGGATTCAATCTCCGCAATTTCTTCGGCGGTCAGTTCGACGATTTTCTGCTCGCCGGTTTGTACGTCAACAACGATGCGGTGCATGGTTTAGCCCTCGTAGAGAATGTTGATGGTGCCAGCATCGAATGTGTCGGTGCCGTTGACGGTGGTGATGCGGACGCGATCAAGAGTTGCGGACAATCCAACCTTGCCACCGCCGTAGAAAACTAGACCAGTTAGTGCATCGCCACTTCCACATGTGTGATCAGAAATCCATGTATTTCCACTAATATTGACTATTCTCATGGTTCCATGCACTGTATATGAAGCCCCATCCACTCTCATCACGAAACCAGTTGTAGAGTTTTCGCCGTTTGTCCCAGTTGTTGAGGCAATACGCCCAGCAGACGTATAGCCAGTTGAAACAACTCCAGAACTAGTGCCAAGCCGCACAAGAAATGAACTTGTACCATTCGTACTTACCCCGTTAAACATCACTGTAATCCGCTTCACCCAGCTTGGGATTGAGGTGAAATCAATCGACGTACCACTAGTCGAAGCAACAGCAGTGCCCGACTTGATGATGTTGCTGGGTGATGTAATCGTCGTCGTGCCATCCGTGTTCAGCACAATGTTGTTGCTGCCGGAACTAGCGTTCTTGAGGTTGGTGGCGGCGAGTGTGCTCATGATCAGCCCTCGTAGAGAATGTTGATCGACCCGGCGTCAAAGGTGTCGGTGCCGTTATTGGTGGTAATACGAACGCGATCTAATGTGCCGGAAAGGGTTACTGTTCCACTGCTCATCATTGAATAATCAGTTGTTGCATCAGCAAACAAAACACCTGATGCAAGCCAAACGTTAGACCCTGGAGTAGTAATTACAAGATTACCGTAAAGCAAAGATGCTGCAAGTTGAGCAGTCATTGTGTAACCAGTTGTAGATACCTGACTTCCTGCGGCGCTGCTTTGGATAAAACCACTGTGAGATAAGTAACCCGTGGCTACAACGCCAGAGCTTGTTCCGACGCGAACTTCCATTGCACTCGTTCCATTCGTACTCACCCCCTGAAACATCACCGTAATTCGCTTCACCCAACTCGGGATCCCAGTGAAGTCGATGCTGGTGCCGCTGGTGCTGTTCTGAGCGGTGGCAAGCGTCATCAGAGGCATCGTGCCAGTGCCCGTAGGCAGCGTCACAAGGTTGCTACCCGCAACAGCAGCCGCGTCGATCTCGGTGTAGCCCGAGGTGGCACCGTTGAGCCTGAGTGTCATTGGTTTGCCTCCAAGGCGGTTTTGATTTCGTCAGGGGTAGACGCGCCTTCGATCACGTCTTGAATCAGGGCGTACTTATCGCGGATCTCTTGCCGCTTGGCTTCAGCTTCAGCAGCATCAGCACCGGGGATCTGCTTGGCGATCACGTCATCGTAGGGCTTGAACTCCTCAGCACGTTGCTGACGGCGGATGTCGTGTCCCAGTGCTTTGCACTTATCAATGTCGTGCTCCACGCAGCAGTCGCCCATCACCCACGCATTGCGGAAGTAACGGTCGCTGGGGATGTCGGCTTCGTCCACGATTTCGTAGGGCACGCCTTCAGGCACATCTTTTGTAGCAACCTCTTCTATGGGCAGTTCGCCGGTTGGGATGATCACCGCGACGCCGCCTTCAGGTGTGGGATAGATGATGCGTTTCATGATGATTAGCGGAAGGTGGCAACATTAACTTGCGGAGCGTCTGCGTTTGTGTATAGACGAAATAAGCTACTTGTTCTTGCTGTTACGTCTTCAACGGTTCTATTGAACGCTCCATTACTGACGCCACCAGCAGTTGCTGTTACTACATAGTTTGCGTCCACCATCGCCGTCGTGAAGTTCACCGTATAGTCGCCCGTCCCATTATCCGTAATGCTGCTCACGTTGCCGCTGGCGCGGATTGCCACTACACCAGTGCCGTTGAAGTTCACCCAAGCCCGTGCAGCATAAATAGGTGCAGAACCACTCTGAGCACCATCCAGTTCTGCCGCTGTAATGCAAGCATCGGGCAACCCGCCAGCACTGATGCCGGTGATTGTTCCAGAACCGTTGATTGCGATTGCCATGATCAGACGATGACCCAGGAAGCGCCGGAAGGCACAGTGACCGTCACACCAGAGTTGATGGTGACCGGACCAGCAGACATGGCGTTCTTGTTGGTAGTCAAAGTGTAGCTGGTAGTCACGGTTTGACCGTTCTCGTAGAACACATCATCACCGCCAGCACCCGTTGCGCCACCGCCAATAGCACCCCAAGCTGTTCCGTTATATCCCTCAAACTGAACCAGATCGCTGTTGTAGCGAATCATGCCCGAGTTGGGCGTACCAGGACGTTGCGCCGTGGTGCCAACAGGCAGGTCTAAATAACCAGTGCCACTGAGCAGAACGTTGCCTGCAAAGGTGGTGTCACCCGTTGACGCAATCGTGATGCGAACAGTGCCGCCAGTTGACAGGCCAATCGAGTTAGTGCCAACGCGGTACATGCCGCAGTCGGAATCAGCCGAAAAAGAAATACTTGGTGCTGCTGCAGTACCACTTGCGCCAAGCCATGGCAACGTGCCGGTAAAAGCCGTTGTTGAAACGGTCAGGCGTAGCGTGCCGCCGGTACTAACTGCGACCTGATCAGCGCCAGGGCTATACAGACCCGTATCGGTTCCGCTGGACAGGAAGTAAAGCGACGGGGCGGCGGCGGTGCCGTTTTCAAGCGCAATGGTGCTCCACTCGCCGTCAAGCTGATACAGCGTGATCCATGCAGAGTTGGCGCCGTTCCGCATCTTCATGACACCGGCGGTGGTGTCCGCCCAAGTCATGTACGCGTAGGTGGTGGTCGGTTCTACCGAACCGCTGTTCTGAGTAACAATGGCGCCTAGGGCACCGTTGAGGTCGGATCTGACCGCCGCTCCAGTGCCGTTAGCAATGACGTAATCGTGCTGAGCCACGAATCAGGCGTCCTTTAATACAAGAAGTTTAGCCTTGCCGGCCATAACCGGTAGCAGTCCATGTGAAGTCGCGGGTAACAGGGCTGCCACCAGAGTTGTAGAAACTGATGCTGAAACCAGTGCCGCTGACGCCAGAAACTTGGAAGTAGTCGCCAGCCTGCATGTTTTGCGCCGTGATACCAACGCTGGGTAGGTAGGCGTTTAGTCCGCCAATGCTGGCTGTACCCGTAAAAAATGGGTTGGCAAACGTCACGGCTGTAGCGGTTGTGCCACTAACAACGCCATTGCTTTGATCAGTCCGGCGTTGAACCGTGGCCAAATAACCCAATTCGTCAATCAGGATGTTTTCCGAAACATCATTGCTGGTCAGGGTGGTGCGGAATTGAAAGCCACGGCCACGGAATGTGCCATTAACAAATGGCTGCCATGCCGTCCAAGTTGGTGTTCCGCTGGGATTGTCCGTGGTGCTCCGAAGTTCAAGAATGGCATTGACGGAATCAATCACTCCACCATCCCAGTCACTCCATGTATCCACATCTCCCAAACGGCTATCAACAAGATCGCTCGGGAAATAACCTCGCGTAACGAAGTAACGGCTGAAATCAATCGAGAAGGTATTACCAAAATCAACCGTGGTAGCGAAATCGTAGGTGCCGGAACTTACGACATCACCAATCACATCAAATGTCACCAGTGCATCAACATCGGTCACAGTGTCAAAGAGATCACTGCCGTCCAGTGTCAGGGCGTCAAACTCATCGCTGTAAAAAACATTGGTGCGAGTGCCTTGAAACGGCGGTGTGTCCTGATCTTCGCGTCGGTTGATCAGCGTTAACGGCGCCAGGGCGTCAGGCAGATCGATGATGATGCTGGTTTCGCTGGCGCTTTGGCGGCCACCATCATCTTCAAATTTGACCAGCACCTCGCCTTCTACTAGCGGGATGATTGCTTCAGTTGCACTGCCTGATTTTGCCGGAATCAGATCAACACTGTTGCTCCATGTACCAGTGCCATCTGTCAAGTTGGTATGACGAATATGGATTTTGCCGCCAACTTTTACATCAAGATCAACTGTTTCATCCCAGCGCAGACGACCGGAGTTGGCGTTGATAGCTTCAAAGCTGAGATTTTGAACATTACCAGGAACCGCAGTCTTACCAATCAGCGTCAACTGAGAACTTGAAATAACGCTGCCTTTATTGACAGAGTTGAACGCCTGAATTTGCACATACATTGTGCCTGGACGTGTCTGGCGTATCGTCAGACTTGGCGAAGTTGTAGTTGCAAGCGTCCAGTTGTCATCATTGATTCGATATTGAATTTGATAATAAGTAGCGCGGTCTGGTCGAATCCAACTCAGGTTGACACCCGAAAATGTAGCTTGGCCATCTTGGTAAATGTATTCAGCGCCTGTAATTCCTGTAACGGCATCAGGCGGATCAGCGAGATTGCTGATGTCTCGTGATGTAAGTTGAATATCCGATTCAATAGCCGAATAAATTGACTCGTTATACGCAAGGGCGGTGACGCCGAAAATACCGTCTTCGGCTTCAACAACATTCAAAACCCGAAACTGTTGCGCTTCGATATCGCTGGTTTGAATTAACCAAATTGAATTGCTATTTGGCGCTTCGCTGAACGCACTGCTGACAGTAATTACCTGTCCCACAATGCTGGAAATCGTTTTGGTTTCAACCAGGCCGGTCGGCATTAAAACAGAAATGGTTGGACTGTTTGCCAAATTGACAGACAGGCTTGTTGTCGAATCAACCGTGATGGTTGTTGTTGTTGCAGAACTGACGCGACCACTGCGGCGTGTGCCGGCCTTCATCGGATCGGCAATGTCAATAACGACACCAGGACGCAACACAATGCCACTATCAATCGACACCGAAAAGGTGACAGTTTCAGTAAGATTTTGTTCGCTTAGCAATGCCCATTTACCAGCGCGATGGGCTTGGCCTTGGCTATAGCAACCCAATGCCTTGATGTCTTTATTGATGATGCCGTATTTCGACACAGCATCAGCATCTTCGATGTATTCGTATTTGACTTCACCCTTGAGGTCGTAATCCTGATACGCAACCGTTGCTGTTGTGTGACGAGCCTTTTGCGATGTGCCGCTATAAGTGAATATTCCATCTACGACATTGCTTGGTCCAAGCAAATATTGAGAATCGGCTGGCTTGTCTTGTTTTAGAACAAGTGCGCCTGCACCGTAATAGGCGATGCCACGAAACAAGGACGCCATTTCTTGGATGACGTTGTAAACCTCGTCGCGGCTATTGAGCAGCAAGTTACAGGCAAAACGTGGTTCAAGACCGCCCCTGCCGTCGTCAACCAGTTCATTGCAGTACTGACTAATTGCGTAAAAGTCATATTTGTCGAGACTACTGGCTGGAATCGACGCCCCATAGCGGGTGTTGGTCAGCAAGTCCCAGAGGCACCAAGCCGGATCGTTACACCAAGTTGCAGCGCCAAAAGTACCATCCCAAACACCGGCATAGGTAACACGGCCAAGATATGTCGTCGTGTCAATAGTTGCATTGCTTGGCAACTGCACCTTGATGCCACGCACCAAATATTTACGGCTTGGGATGCTATTAAATTGCCGCGAATCAAAACGCAGATACGCCAATGCGCTGTTGGGATAGCGTAACTTCTCATCAATGATTTCTGTGTAGCTATACCAATAGGTTTCGTTTTGTAGTCTTGCAGTTGTGGAATCAGCAGTTGTACGGACAAGTTTGATATCAACAGGAAATGCACCAGTTAACGAAATAACGTAATCCTTTTGATAACGGTTGCTTGTTTTGCCACTGATCGTGTCGGTGGCGACTGTGTTGTAACCACCCGAGTTGTATTGAACTTGAATTTGCAATTCAACAGAGGTGCCAACAATGTCGCCGTTGTCCTCAAATTTTTGAAGCGCGGGAATCGTGATCGTAATTCTTACGCGATCAACATTTGAATCACTAATTGTGCGAACAACAGGCGTTGAATTTGTGATTTCAACATTGACACCCTCCTCTGATTCGGTTCCAGTGAGATTGGGAATGTAGGACTGTGCTTGTGTGCCGTTACGTGTGACGACTGTGTAGCCTTCAAAGTTTGGGTTATTTGATGAGTCGCGAATTGGAGTGTCATCAAGGAAGATGCCTTTTTCACCGTTTTCAATGCCCTCAATTTCGCCTTCACTTAGCAGGTCGAGAACACTGCCAAATTGAACAGATTGCAGTGAATCATCAGCTTCAATCGGTGTCCTAGAACCACCGCCTCCACCACCCTTGCCACCTCCACCTCCGCCGCCGCCGGCGCCGGCAATGCCGAGACCTAGGCCAGCGTTGTGAACACGAACACCATTGGCGATAAAGGTGTGATGGCCTTCGACTGTCAGGTTGTAGACCGTGCCAGTGCAGAATTCAGTTTTGCCGACAATGGGGCGAAGGTGATTGTTGACATCAACAAGACAATCATCAGAGCCAAGCGTGTCAATTTCGACGAAGGCATTGAACTGGTTGAGAACCCAGTGATTTGGGGTGGCATCAAGATGCTGTCCTCCCCAAAGCGTGTAGCGAATGACGCGTTCACCTTCGTGCTCGTGAACCTTGAGGATTTGTGCCTTATGCAGTTCACCGTTGTGGTCAAAACTCAGAACACTGTCGCCAGCCTGCAGTTCATCAATGCGGCGTTGACCACCAGGAACACTGACGAGGGTATGGCCAAGAAAACAACCGCCACCACCGCCACCACCAGCGCCAACAATCCGTGTCATTTCAGTTGATCCACGTCAAGGCCGCTGGAAAGAACGGCTGATCCAACGTAGGCGCGGCCATAAACAATCGGGACGGGCAAGCCTTGTTTTGCGGTATTAACTATGCCGGAGAAGGTGAACGATTCAAGCTTGGCAGCCTCGCGGCCTCGTTCCAGGATGCTTGTGGATTGAACGGGTGATGGCGAAATGGCCTGCGCAATCCCACCAACCAACAATGCGGCACCAATGCTTCCAATTGCAGTTGAAGCTGCAGCACCAAGCGTGAAACCGGAAACGGCACCAGCGGCGGTACTACCAAAGGCACCAGCGCCAAGGCCGAGAAAGCCACCACCAATTGGAGCGGCAAGAATTGCAAGAGCGACAAGGCCGATACCAGCAAATATTTGACCAACACCACCACCAGCACCGACGATCACAGGCGTGATACTGAAAACTTCCCTTTCACTCCATGGAAGAATCAAATGCGCTGATGAATCTTGCGTGATTTTTTCTTTGCCAATTGTCACGCGATAGCTGACGCCGTCCTGTTCGCTATCAAGCAACCATTTCTCAAGGCCACGGAAATTGACGCACAACGCCTTCAATGCCTGCGCAGGCGTGTCTACGTCAAATTCAAAACGGCATTGACCCAGCTTCTTGCGGAGTGCGCCGTAAACCTTAACGACTTTCATGCCGAAGGCAGCGGGCGGTGCTCTTCAAATAATACCCGCCAAAGATGTCCCTGCTACTGAGGCGGCGTTGAAGGTGATGAAGTATCAACTGATCACCCAAATAGATCGCGGCGTGATTTGGGAGCGGTGACTCAAGTTGCATCAGGATCGCATCGCCGTACTGCAGTTCTTCAAGCGGGATGGGATAGAAGCCTTCCTTGGCGAAGTTGTCTAGGTATAAATTCTCACCCTTGAGCCAGAACTGATCGCGGCGGTCGTAGTCACGCAAGTTCAGGCCAAATTCGCGGTTGTACCAGTCGCGGCACAAGCTGTAGCAATCCACCACGCCAAACACAAATTCACGCCCCACGTAGGGCAATTCAAAGCCTTCAGGCTCGCAGTAACCCCACTGTTCAGTCTGAGGGTTGACGATATACCAAGGCAGGCCGGACTTCTCGCATGCCACGCGATCAGCCTGTGATGGTGCAGGGTTGGTCTTGGGGTGACTATGCACCACTGCCACAATCTCACCTTTGTCCTCCACCTCCGCATATTCAGCAGGATCCAGCACAAAATGCTCGTCTGGTGTTTCGGCCAAGTTGCGGCAAGGGAAGTACCGTTTGCGACCTTTGATGACAGCGACAAGACCGCAAGACTCTTGCGGGAAAACTTCTTGTGCGTGCTGCAGCGCAGCTTCTTGAAGGCTGGATGAAAGTTTGGTCACGACAATCCCGCTCCAGGGAACGATCCAAATGGCAATTCTGCGTTCTCACCAAAACGCAACTTGCATGAACTCAATCGCTTGCCACATCGATCCTGCGCCAGCGTGGCAACAGTTTGATCATTGACATTCCAGTAATTGCTACCGGTGTAGCCACATTCAGTGCTGCGATAACGCCACTGGCAAATGTTTGCGATCACCTGCCTTTTGGGCAGCATCACACCGGCGAGATCAAACTTGCTGGCCAGTTCAAAGCTGACGGCATCACGCGATTCACCAGACTTGCGGTCGATGTACCAGATCTCATCTGGGAACTTGGCATGAGGATCAGCAGCAGCTTCCCCGTCTAAATACTTCTTCAGCGTTCGAATCCGCTTGACAGTTGCACCGCCAAGGTCATTGCCCGGCGTGGTGGCATTCACCAGCAGCAACAGCGTTGACACCGTGCCATCAAGGTTTGCCACGGTCAGGCTGGGACGAGGCAATGTGCCAGTGTTCGTGTAATCAAAACCTTCCGCTTGAATCGGTAGACGCGTGTAGGTATTGCCGTTCCAAGTGATATTTCCAGTCACGTTGGCATTGCAGCCGTTGTGCCAGCGGTAAGTGTCACTGCTGCCGTGCAGGGTCGTATCAAGCGTCAGTTCAAACAATTCGATGATGGCGCTTGGATTGATTGCTTGTAATTCGCTGTTTAATGCGTAATCGCTTTCGCCTACGGCGTAGCCATAAACCCAATAGCCTTCAGCAACATAAAGGTTTTGATCGGCCATTAGATTCTGTACCAGCTAGTGGTGGCAGTTTCATAAATAAAAGACACAGGTGTAGTCGCTGCTATTGTTGTTGGCTGTCCATATCTTGTTTGTCCAGTATTCGCATTTAGCGTCAACGTTGTAACAGTGGATCGAGTGCTGATGCTTACGATCTGACCATTGATAGGAGAAGCGGGAAGAACGATGGTCAGTGTCGCAATAGTTGCCGTGTGTTTCAGGATTAAAGCCCGAATGCCGTCGCTGACCGTAATTGAAGTTCCGGTAGTTGGCGTAGCAACTTGAATGTCATCATCTGGGATCGACAAACCTAGATTTGTAAAGTTTGCATCCACCTCGGCATGGGTAAGAGGTGAACCCTTGCTGGCTCTGGTGACGATGGTGCTCATGGCTGGTCTCCTGTGTTGGTAGTTTAGGGTTCAAAGACCTGACGAAAAGTAGCTGTAATGGTGTTCACGTTGGCGTAACGAAAATCACGCGACCAACTCTCCACAACCCATTTGTAGGCCGTTGCTTCATCCAATGGGGTCCAAGTGAAGCTGGCATTATCAGCAGCGCGTGCATCAAAGAACGCCTCAATAGCATCGGCATCCGTGCTGTCCTTGGCTGTCCAAGTCAAATCCCAAACGCGTGGGTTTTGATTCAAGCCATAAGTGAGCCGTTGTTCATAGCCATCACCAAACTGCACCTTGCGGACAACGGGCTGGCTCCTACGTGACGCACCAAAATCAGGCGTGGTGCCGCCTGTGCTGGTGCCAACAGTGGCGTCGTTGAAAGTGGCCATTACGCAAGCAAGCCTCCAGGACGTTTTTGCTTGATCAGCTCTTGCTGAACGGCGATGCCGATTGCCTTGCCAAGTGCATTGGCCTGCTGACCGTTGCCTTCAACGTTGCTGCCATTGGCATCGACATTCACCACAACATTACTGACGCCACTACCGCCTTTCATGGTCACTGGAATGGTGCGGCCATCGGGCAGTGGCACATAGGCTTCAGGACGGCTTCCTTCGCCATAAATGGCCATCTGTGGGCTGGTTGCAATGCCACCAGCGGCGTAACGCTTTAGCTTCAGCGGACCATTTGCAGACATAATGCCGCCCATGGCGAAGCCATATTGAGACACTCCTTGGTTGAAAGATGCAAGCACATCAGTTGCAGGAGCAGTGGGTGTAAATATCCGCCGCATAAATCCAATGGATTGCTCAATCACGAAAATCCTGAGCAATTGACGAGTGATGTCTTGCAGTACTGTTGCGGCAATATTTTGCAAACTTGCGCCCCAGTTTTCACTACCTTGAACAAGTAAGTCAAAAGTATTTGTCATACTGCCACCAATTGCATCATAAATTCCACCAAATTGACGGGCGTGTTCATTGGCGAGAAGTTGTTGTTCTTGCAGTTGGAAAACAGTGGATAGTTGGTCTTTAGAGATATTGACAAGTGCCTGTTCTTGGTTTATCTGCGTCCTCAATGTATCCGCATAGGTTGCATTACCTTGCCGAATGGCCTCTTCAAGAGCTGCACGTTTTTCAACAAGTTGAGCCTCGGGAAGGCTGATCTCCTGATAAAAACGACGTGCCTGTTCAAGACGTAATTGCTCTTGTTCGTAACCAAGACGAGCAGCGGGAGAGGTGGCCAATCCTCCGCGCATACCAGCAATTTCAGTAGCAAATCCAATTCGACGTTCGAATCGTTGACCACGATTTTGAACTTGATTGATTTGCTGTTCTAACCGAAGTTGCAATTCTGCTTCTTGGCGTTGAAGACGACGTTGTTGTTGCTGTCTGATTAACAGCTCTTGCTGCCTTCCGTAAATTGCAGCAGTTTCACGAACAGTGCCATTTATTTTTGCCTCAATCATTGC